GGATGCTTGGTTGGTACTTGCCAACGAAGTATTAATCGCATACAATGCTTGGCAAGCGGCATTGAACTCCAGTGCAGTTACTATCGGTATAGGTGATAAAGGATGGTACTTTACTCCGGATGGCAATTTAACATTCCCAGATGGAACTGTACAAAAGACTGCCGGAGCCAGCAAGGGATTCGCTATTGCAATGTCAGTAGCATTGGGTTAACCATAAATACATAAAGAGAGCGCAAACATGGCAATTAAAACAATCAATATTGGGCAGTACGCAAACGACGGATCTGGCGATGACCTACGTAGTGCATTTACAAAAATTAATTATAATTTTGCGCTTTTAGGCACAGATATCCCTGTTGCAGAAGCAACAAATTTAGCAACACGTACTATTACTGTAACTAATTCAAGTAAAACAGGTAGCGGTCCTTTTAATGTAACATTTACATTTAACCCTCTAACTGTTGCTCCAACTGTGAATCAGTACTACTATATCACAGGCTGTGCGAATACTGCATACAATGGTCATTTTTATTGCACCGGTAGTAATACTGTAAGCATTACATTTACCTATCCAACAGATCCGGGCGTGTTTGCATTAACTACTCCGGTGTTAATTAGTAACAGTCTTGGTATTTTTAATAATAAAAATACAAATATATTAGAATTTAACAGTATTAAGAGTAGCGATAACAGTATTAATATCGTTCCCGGAACTGACGGCACAATCGATTTAAAAAGCGGACTAGGTGTAGTTAACGATACTGCTCCTAGATTAGGCGGAGACTTATTATTGAACGGGCACGTTATTCGTGGAGACAATAATACAGGAGATGTCCAAGCTACTGTCTACGGTGTAAAGGTCGATGTATTAAATGCAATAGTTGGTTTATTATTACAAAATACTATATTCACCATTGACATGGGAAGGGTCGTTGGGAATTATACTACAATTAATTTAGACATGAGTTATATTAATTCGCCAATTTCAAATGGATTAGATTTTGGTCGATTATCGTCAGTATAATCCAAGCATAACGGATCAATAAATGCTTAATATTTGGACACAGCCGTCAGGATACACTTGGTCAACTAATCAATTTGGATTTGATAATGGTGCAACCTATTTCGATCAACAACATACAATATTTGATGTTGGCCCTATTGTGGAGCGAATTAGTGTATTGTTACCATTACCTGTTGTTTTACCTACCGTAATTCCAACAACTGCAAATGCAGTACCATACGACGGTACTGGGCATCATCCTACTGCGCCTTTACGTAACAGTGCAGGATCTCCTTTCCTCCGATACCCTATAAACAGTTATATAGATAATGTATATGCTATGCGTACTGATTTGCCTAATGCACGTACAGTAAGTAATTTAGTAGTATGGGACCGCATCAACGGCGGCGAACAATTTGATCCTTCTGGATACAGTGGATTCATGTATGCATGGGGACAATTTATAACACACGAACTAGAATTTGCTCGCGGCGGCACTGTCGATATTAGCGTAACTGTTCCAAGCGACGATACAAATTTAACGCCCGGCAGTCGCATACCAGTTACCCGTAGTGCTGTTGTTTTTAATACTGGAGTTAATAACGTATTAGCAAATTTTATAAATGACACAACAGGCTGGATTGACGGAACTGTTATCTACGGTTTAGCATATCCTCCAGGAGTTCAACAAGGCTCAACGGTGTTTCAGAATCCAGTTAATTTACGAGAAGGTGGAAGAAATGCCACTACTGGTAAATTGTTAACTTCGGGCAGTGGATTGTATGCTCCCGTTGATCCTGCTACAGGTATGTTTATTTTCGGAGACCCTAGAGGAACAGAAAATCCAGATCTAGCATCCGTACAAACTTTAATGATTCGAGAACATAACTGGCATGTTGCAAGATTAACTTTGCAAAACCCGGGTTGGAGTGGTGAACAATTATATCAACGTGCCCGTGCATTAGTGATTGCAGAAGAACAAATTATTACATACAATGAATGGGTTTCAAAAGTAGTTGGAGCCGGTGCGATTCCGCCGTATACTGGATTTAAATCTAATATAGATGCTACTATAAGAATAGAATTTGCGGCAGCTGCCATGCGATTTGGGCATAGTATTGTGTCCGGCGCACAAGATAGAATAGACGAACAAGGTAATATTACTGAATCATTAACTTTGGGTCAAGCGTTCTTTTTAACACCTGCACAATTTGAACGTAATGGCGGCGCTGACGGATTTTTACGTAAGTTAGGTGCAGATATTTCAAACAAATTAGATGTATACATTATTGAAGATTTACGTAATTTATTAAATGATCCACCGGCCGCATTAGATTTAGCAACTACTAATATCCAACGTGGGCGTGATTTAGGATTACCTAGCTTAAATCAAATGAGACAAATATTAGGGTTATCCGCGTATACAAGTTTTGAACAAATAACCACAGACGTTACCATTGCAAACGGATTAAGAGCGGCATACACTAACATAAACGATATCGATTTATGGGTAGGAGGTCTGGCGGAAAATCGTGTTAACGGTGCAATGGTTGGGCCTACATTCCGTGCTATTATGATCGATCAGTTTACAAAATTGCGTGATGGCGATTCGCTATGGTGGGAAAATAAATTATGGAGTCCTGAAGATTTACAATGGATTAAAGGTACTACATTATCTGACATAATTTTACGCAATACTAATACCCAGGCCATGCAAGCAGATGCATTTGTAGCCGTAGAAAGAGCAGATCTTTATAACGGAACTGTTCCAACTATATCAGCTAGAACATATCCTTCTGCATTAGGCGTTCCACCTGCACCAACTAACCCAATAACATTCTCAATAATCTCTGGTGCATTACCTCCAGGATTGGCGGTTGTTGGCAATACCATAAAAGGTATACCATACGGAGTTGTACGAGATACTACATACACATTTTGTATACGTGCTAGCGACGGGAAAGACATTGCTGACAGAACATTTAAGATTAAAGTTGCCACCGGTGGGCCGCCGGAATGGCAAACGGCTGGAGGATTATTACCAGTAGGTACAAATAATCAAAGGTACATACTAAACAATAGTTTTATTAATTATTCAATAGTTGCTAAAGATTTAGATAATCTGCCAGTTACATACTATATTGCCAGCGGTGATGGCGATCTTCCGCCCGGTGTAACATTAACTCCAACCGGTACATTAACTGGATTTGTAAATCCAGTATTGGCTATAACACAAGCTGTAACTGGCGTCGGAGCATTTGACCAAGATTTATATGATAGTGGTTTTTATGATTTTGCTAGCAGACCTACTAACGGTTATGATTCATACATATATGATCAGCAAACTTTTGATTTTAGTACTCCAACATTGCCGCCAAAAAGTATTAATCAAAGATACGAATTTATTGTTACTGCGGTATCAGGTAACAAAATAACTAAAAGAATGTTTGGTATTTTTGTGGTAAGTCCTGAATTATTAACTGCGGACGATGCGGCTATTTCCGATGATACCACAGTATTCACCGCAGACGTTACACCACTTGAAGCACCGTTATTTGTTAATGATAGAAATTTAGGTATTGTTAGAGCCAATAATTATATCACTCTTGAAATTAGCACATTTACAAGTAGTACAACTGTTAATCCCACTTTTAGTATTTTAAACTCTGCTCCCGCATGGATTGCATTTACGCAGTATACGATCGATACCGCTGTTACATATTTTGGATCAATTTATATATGTACTACTGCTCATAAATCATCCGGTACCTTTAATGCAATAATTAACAATATCACGTATTGGGTTAAACAAGCGTTGCCTCCCGGGTTGGCATTTTCTCCGGTAGGATCGATTGTATACTTGGCAGGATTTATTCCCTTCCAAACTAATATTAGTAAAACATACACCTTCACTATACTTGGAACTAGAGTTGGCGAAGATGTTCAACCAGCAGTTACTAAAAAAGTGTTTACAGTAACAGTTATTGGAGAAATTAATAATACTATTTCGTGGATCACCGGGCCTAACTTAGGTGAGATTCCAGCAAACTATAATAGTAATTTAAATGTACAAGCTACTGCTCAAGATTCAAGTGTGATATTAATTTATAGTTTAGCAAGCCAACCATCAGAAATTGGACTACCTCCGGGATTAAGTCTAGATGTCACTGGAGAAATTACTGGAAAAGTTAATCAATTTGGTGTTGCAAATATTTCAAGAATAACTACTTTTGAAAACGGTAATTGGTATTTGGATAGGCATTTTACCACAATTGACGTTAACCATCAATATGACATTATTGGAAAAAGAGGTTTAATATTATTTGATCAAGACACAGGTTTTAATATTGACCGTGGTACTACTACATTTGATAGGATTTATAAATTTACAATTCAAGTAACTGACCAGTACGGGTATGCTATAAGCAAGCAACAATTCCAATTAAAAGTAAGTACTCCTAATCAGATATTGTACTCTAATATTAGAACACAACCATATTTAAAACCTACGCAACGTAGTTTATGGACTACATTTATTAACGATCCTACTATATTTTCAATTAACAGTATATATAGACCAGCTGATCCAAATTTTGGAACCAGAACAGATTTAGGTATGCTGGTATATGCTGGTATTGAAACCAAACAAGCGGCGGCTTATGTTGGGGCGATGGGGTTAAACCACAAAAATAAAAGATTCCGTTTTGGATCTATAAAAAAAGCTGTGGCTAAAATAAACAATATAACTGCTTACGAAGTAATTTACGTAGAAATGATGGACCCATTAGAAGCTAACGGAAATGCGTTGCCAAATACTATCAAGTATAATACATCGCGCAGTTTAAAAACTACAGCAGATATTAGTAACGCCATATTAGTCGGCGCTGTAGGGAATAACATTGCCGAGCTTGATGCTAATATTGCAACCATGAATCTTGCAGAATCTTGGTTAGACCGCCCTATTGATAATGTTACTGTAGATAGTAATGCGTTTCACGTAAGTGACACAACTACGAACACATTCTACCCTAGCAGTATTACCAATTGGCAACGCAATATTGAAAACGTAGGCTTGGCAGAACGTAACTATTTGCCCGTTTGGATGCGTACAATCCAGCCAGGCGAAAAACAACAACTAGGATTTAAATTGGCTGTTCCGCTATGTTACTGTAAACCAGGCACAGCTGACAGCATAATTTTAAACATAAAACACAGCGGTTTTGACTTTAGAACACTGGATTATACAGTGGACCGCTACATAATAGATTCTGTGGACGGATATTCAAACGATAAATATCTAGTGTTCAGAAACGATAGGATAACCGTATGACAAACCCAACATCAAGTTTAATTAATTTTGGCTCAATTGACGCCACTTACCCTGTTGCAGGGCAAGATAATAATAGCCAAGGATTTAGAGATAATTTCGGAGCTATCAAATCAGGTCTAGGACAAGCTAGTACTGAGATCACTGCTTTGCAACAAAATTCCGCATTTTTAAATGCTAGTAATAATTTTGGTGGAAACACAATTACTAATGCAATTTTTAATCAATTTTACGGAACGTTTACATCGCTAGGTACAGTTAGTACTAATCAAGACATTAATTTACAAATAGGCCCTGTACAATCGGTATACCTATCAAATAATGTTACATTAACATTTAGAAATTGGCCAGCAAGCGGTTCTTATGGCATGGTTCGAGTTTTTGTATTCAGCGATGGTAGCGGAGTTCGTCAACCAGCTTTTGCAACTGCCGCAGGCACAACTCTTAGATACGATACAGCCTTTCCAACATTACCTAATTCAGTAACACCTGGAATTGTAGTGGGCGGAGAAAAAGTATCTAGCGTTACAGTATCAAATCCAGGTTCTGGTTATACAAGTGGTGTAGCTGTTGGATTTAGTGGCGGTAGTCAACAGGCAACTGGATCAACTGCAACTGCAACTGCAAATTATAAAGTTGTTAGTGCAACAGTTATCGGTGGATACCCTGGAAATGCTTATGCTGTTAACGACACTATTACAATTAATGCCAACACCAATGTGGTATTAAGCGTTTCAAGTTTAAATTTAACATTTACCGCAAATACAACGAACGGTAATGCATCGTTAACTAATATTTCAAATATATTAAATTTAGGAGCTGGCGTTGCAGTCAGTGGAACTGGTATTCCAGCTAACGTAGAAGTTAGTTCTGCAGGAGTACAAGGTTCAGTAGGTAGTTACTATATTAATTTAGTATCTGGCGCTGACCATACTACCCCAGTAAACTGTACAGCTACTAATACTGCAACCACAGTAACTTATGTAAGTTCAACTGGACCTATCGGTACATTAACTGTTACTAACGGCGGAACATTTAGTTCTCCTATCGTCGGGTCTTATGATACTAGTGCTATTATTGGAGTAGGTTACGGTGCTCGTTTAGTACTAAGTTTTGGTATTAATGTTGTTACTGTTACATACGGTGGCAATGGTTATACAGCAACTCCGGCGGTTACATTCACAGGTGGCGGCGGCACAAATACTGTAGCAAGTGCTTCAATTACCACAGGCACTACTAATAATCCAAAAGTTATCGAAGCATCTAGTTACGACGGCGGTACTACTGTCTACATGCGTTTTATCGGCGAGTATGATTAATGCATCCATTAGTTACTAATTTGTCCGATCTTAAAGATTCCGAGCTATATGCTCGGATACATGATCTTACCAAAAAGTACTATATGACTAGAAATCCAGATTTACAATGGCAAATGGCTGGCGTGTTAGACGACCTAAGGTTAGAAGCTAGGACTCGTGCGGCACGTCAGACAGCCGAAATACAAAAATCGAACAATCAAAGCCTTGACAGTTTAATTAAACTCAGTTAAACTATAGGCTATGCGCCTAGACAAGTATTCCAATCCTGTATTCAACGAACAAGATCTTTTTGATTCCTTATATAAAGGTTATCAATTTTTAGTATCAGATACATTAATAGTTGAAAATCGTTCGGAAAATATCACACACTTAGAAGCACAACTTGGTTTTAAATTCTTAGAACCGTATGAAACTCATTACGAAATCAACGATTACGATCTAGCTTGCCAATCTAATTGGAACATGCCTGATGAGTACAAAACATTAGATATTGAAGCATGGATCTGGGAACAAACTCCGCCTTGGGATCCCCAACATACTAGGGTATCCGAAGAATTGGCGGCTTTTAAAGAACGCAACATGATAGATTTATTACGTTGGTTAAAGTATTTTGTCGACACTTGTAGAGCTAACAACATAGTATGGGGTGTAGGCAGAGGTTCAAGTGTGGCCAGCTATATATTGTATTTGATAGGTGTACACAAAATTGACAGTATACAATATAATTTAGACTGGCAGGAATTCCTGAGATAAGTACTAATATAATCCAAGGAGATTTATATGGCAAATAACACAACAAGACAAGTATATCGAACCATGCAAGGCAAGGAAATCGATATGGGCAAACTTATTGCTCAAAATGAAATGAGTGTTGCTGTCGGCAATATGAAAGTAAATGCTCGCGGTGATCAATTAGGCGCCGGTGGGCAAATTATTAAGACCAGAGAACAACTTGCCGCAGAACGGGAAAAATCGAACGATTCAACAGGTGGCGTATGAGTGTAGTAAAAGGTAATTTAAAACCAATCAAAGACAATATCCTAATTACGGATATGAACTTTGAAGAACAACGTACTGCTAGCGGCATTGTTGTACTAAGTGACGACGGTAAAAGTGAAGGAATTAAACCACGCTGGGGTCGCGTTTGGGCTATCGGGCCAGATCAGCATGATGTTGAGATCGGAGATTGGATTTTAATTGAGCACGGCCGTTGGACACGTTCAGCGCAAATCGAAAGAGAAGATGGCGAAATTATAAAAATTCGCCGGGTAGATACAAAGTGTATTATGATGAAATCCAAAGAAGCCCCTCCAAGTGAAATTACAGTAGGTATTACTTCAGCGCAACACGGATCTGTTTACGATCCTAGCGATTTTACAGCACCAATGTACGAAGGCCAAAGAGGGTAGTAATAATACTTTTTGAGCAATAGGGCTATTGACTAGCCCTATTTTTTTCTATATAATAAACAAAAGGATCTCTCATATGTTTATACTAACCGCAATCTTAACCCTAGTATCAGTTTACTTTGCCAAACGCGAATACGAAAATTATCGAATGGGCTGGGCTATGTTTTGGGCCAGTTTAGTTGGCTATGATTTACATTCTTTACTTAACTACCTATAAGGATAATATGGACACACCTAATATACAAGAAATTTATGATCGTTACATGAAATTTACAGACGATATGGTTGGAGAATACCAAAGCGTATTAGAAATTGCGGCTGTAATGTTAGCACAATCATTAAGCATTTATAAAACAACAATGAATGATGAAGATTACAATCGTATGGTTGATAACATTTCATCTGCCAGGGATAAAGTCCAGAAATTTGAAAGGCCAAATTTACAATGATTGAATTATGGGTAGACAAATATCGTCCGACTAAGTTGGAAGGATATGTATGGCGTGATAGCGCACAGCGTAAACAAGTCGAAAGCTGGGTTAATGAAAAAAGTATTCCACATTTACTGTTAAGTGGTACTCCAGGTATCGGCAAAACTACTATGGCTAAGATTTTAGTCAATGAAATCGGTATCGAATCAGCTGATTTGTTAGAAGTTAATGCAAGCCGTGAGACTGGTATTGATTTTATTCGCAATAAAATTGTTCCATTTATCAGCAGTATTGCTTGGGGTCCGTTTAAAGTTGTATTACTAGACGAAGCAGATCGACTGAGTCCGCAAGCACAGGATAGTTTAAAAGGTATTATTGAACAATATTCAGCATACGCTAGATTTATTCTAACTTGTAACAATGCAAACATGGTTGTTCCGGCGCTACATAGTCGTTGCCAGCAGTTTCACTTTACTAAGTTAGATCAAACAGAGTTTACAGTTCGTGCGGCAACTATTTTAGGCGAAGAAGAAGTAGAGTTTGATTTAGAAACCTTAGACTTATACGTTAGTTCCACTTATCCAGATTTGCGTAAGTGTATCAACTTGCTACAGCAAAATACCAATAGTAAACAACTGCACAGTCCGCATAAAGAAGATGCAGGTAGTTTAGATTACAAGTTTGAAATGGTTGAATTGTTTAAAGCAGGTAAGATCCAAGAAGCACGTAAACTACTATGCAATAAAGCTAGACCGGAAGAAATGGGTGAGATTTATCGCTGGATGTATGATAATATCGAAATCGTCAGTAAGGATCCTGCACTACAAGATAAAGCTATCATCATTATTAAGCAAGGACTGGTAGACCACACGCTAGTAATTGATCCAGAAATCAACTTGGCGGCAACACTAATCAGAATTGCTAACCTATGAAACAAAGATTAATCGATGCATATATGACTACTGCGGAAACTTTCGCAGAACTCAGTCATGCTCGTCGCTTACACGTTGGGGCTATTGTAGTTAAGGATGACAGGATTATCAGTATTGGTTATAATGGCATGCCAGCAGGTTGGGATAACGATTGCGAAGATCAAACATACGATGAAGACGGATTTCACATTACACTAAAAACTAAACCAGAGGTATTACATGCTGAAACGAATGCCATTGCGAAACTTGCTAAATCTAACGAATCTGGTTTGGGTGCTACTATGTTTATTACCCATGCTCCATGTCTGGACTGTGCCAAACTTATCTACCAAAGTGGTATTAGCCACGTTTTATACCGTGACGCTTATAGGGATATTGGTGGCGTCACGTTTCTCGAGAAATCGGGAATCGAAGTCACACAAGTAAAAAAGGGCCCGTAGGCCCTTTTGTTGACAATCTAAAGTATCGCTACTTTATTCTCCATAAACCGCTAACACCTCCTTCACGGCATTATGGCGTTCGATGTCCTTGGCGTCAAATCGAATGATGTCGATATGTTCCAAATATTCCTTTTGTTCGAGTAGATTACAAAAATCAATCAGACCATTATCGCTCACTCGGTCTGCTTGTGCTAGATCGCCTGTCACCACCATCTTGGAACCCTCTCCTAAACGGGTTAGTAGCATTTTCATTTGATTCTGTGTAGCATTTTGCATTTCATCTGCAACTATGTATGCGTTTTTAAATGTACGTCCTCGCATATAAGCGAGTGGGCTTATTTCAATAGTACCTTCCTCCAGCATATTTGCTATTTCTTTTTTCTGATAATATTCGCCCAATACATCGAATATAGGTCTCGTCCATGGCGCCATTTTTTCATTTAAGTCGCCTGGTAAAAAGCCTAAATCCTCATCTACGGACACGGCGGGTCTTGTTACCACGATTCTATCAACTTTACCTTCCTGAAACAATTTAATCCCGTACTGCACAGCCAGCATGGTTTTACCCGTACCGGCAGGGCCAATAGCAAGTACTATGCTAGTATGCTCTGCGTACAATTTTTGTAGATATAGTTTCTGATTAGCGTTACGTGCATTAATACTCACACGTTGCTTTTTTGCCGGAAGATACGGCTGGAAATCAATGATATTAACTTCTGATGTAAAACGCTTTTTCACTCGTTGTTTACTCATCTAGTTTGCTCCTACTCTTATAAAAGTAGGACTTGTAGTGACCGCCCTTGATGACTACAGAGGTCCTACACTATTATTTAACGAATATGCAAAATAATAAACTAATACGTTATGATTTCGAACCAGCTAAATAAGTATAGAAAACTCTGGAAGACATTATGCACCATGACATATTAGACGTGATACAAAACGTTCAAGAACTATACGAAAACAACAGTAATCTAGCCGCTTTAAAAGACTTTGAGCGTGTGCTAGATGAAATGGATATGTACGTATTTAAAAACTGGATCGACGGTGAATTAGCTTACGGCCCACGAGTTGATCGCCATTGGATTACAGCAGGTTTTATGTGGCCAAAAGATAAAATGCCAGATCCAGAAGCAGGTAAAAGATTACTAGAACTAGGATGCCGAGTCACATATCAAAAAAGCCACTTAATAGAAGCACGTAAAATACGTAAACAAGAAGACATACGCCCAGGAACAAAGAAAGGTAAATTAGATCGCAAGCCTGTATGGGTGGTAGAAGTAACTATGCCTAAGAAATTAGTGTTTGATGTATACAAAGGTTACATGAACAAGATGCGCGAAGAGATGGGTGCTGACGGATTACAAACCAATACTCCAACTCCATTAGATACTACTGCCGCGCAACAAATTAGTCCTATGCCAAGCGCACCTCCAATGGGTGGAGCACCGGGTGGAGCTGGTGGAGCACCTACTCCAGGAGCAGGAGGTGGAGCACCTATGGGAGCACCTCCAGGCGGCGCCGCACCTATGGGGGCACCAGCATAATGAATATCGCCGAAGCATTACGAGCCAATGATTTAAAACATTTAGTAAAAAATGTTTTTGATATCGATTCGCACAAAAGTAAAATTGGTAACGATAGGGATATTGTTGTACTATCATTTACCGTAGAAAGTAAAGACCCTGCGGATGATTTAGAAAGATTTTTTGAAATGGGTTATCAATTTGTCATGGATGCTGAGGCAACTAGCGGCGAAATGGATGACGGCAAATATCGTGTGTTTGTAGAAATTGAACGCAGTAAACATATTGCAGAGCAAATTGTAGAACTTGTTGAAGGTCTTAAAAAGATTACAGGTATAGAAGACATGCGTTTTAGATACCACAAAGAATTTAAAAGCGAAGAAGCAACAGAAGAAAATCTAGCCGCTAAGATTCCATCGGATCCTAATAGCTATGATCAGCAAGTACAGGAAAGTACTTTAAATAATTTTAGTAATTTTTTCCGGGACAGTTATGTAGACGACATTAGTTTACTAGGAGAAAATATTAAATTTAAACGTATATATAAAGATCCTATTGAACTTAAAATTGTTGATTTTGGAAACAAGCACGACATATATGATTCAATAACCGGTGCAATAAGACTAGAAGGTAAAGATATATCAGAATCTTTATTTTTAACCAAATACATCGGAGATTTTAATATTACCAAAATTGGTAATCAATACGTCTTTGAAAAAAATAATCATGCACTAATATTGGAGAAAGCACATGTCGGATTTTGAATTTAATTTTACTAAAGAAAAACTAGCACAGATTATTCCAGGTAATCCTAATTTGGATCATTGGTATGAATCACTTTGTGAAATACTTCCAGACTATGATATTAATACAGTACAACGTGTATCTGCTTTCTTAGCGCAGTGCGCACATGAAAGTGGCGGCTTCCGTGCTATTAAAGAAAATTTAAATTACAAAGCAGAAAGTCTTTGTAAAGTATGGCCACGTTATTTTCCTAACATAGATGTTGCTCGTCAGTATGCACAGCAACCAGAAAAAATTGCCAACAGAGCATACGCAAACCGTATGGGTAACGGGCCGGAAGAAAGCGGCGATGGTTGGAAATTTTGCGGCCGTGGACTTATTCAATTGACTGGTAAAGACAACTATAGTCGTTATGCGGCTAGTACAGAACAATCCTTAGATGAAGCTAGCGAGCACTTAACAACTTTTGAAGGGTGTGTACAAAGTGCGGCTTGGTTCTGGGAAGCAAACAATTTAAATCAATACGCAGACAGTGGTGACATCCTAACAATGACCAAACGTATTAACGGTGGTACATTAGGTTTAGAAGATCGCCAAAAACATTACGCACACGCAATACAAGTACTACAAGGATAAGCCATGGGGCAATTTACTTGGATGTTTAGCATTATACCAGATGCAATACTCAACTGGGTCTACTGGTTTATTATTGCGTTAGGTGTTACAGGAATGTTTGCTGGATGGTTTGGCAAATTTATTCCTATGTACGGACGCTATATAGGTTTTATTAAACCAGTAGGCATTGCACTAGTAATACTAGGTGTGTGGCTACGTGGCGGCTATGATACAGAATTAGCATGGCGGGCAAAAGTTGCAGAAGCTGAAGCAAAGGTAGTAGCCGCAGAAGCTAAATCTAAAGAAACAAATACTGTTATACAAACTGAATACAGAGACAAAGTCAAAACTGTCAAAGAAGTACAAATAGTTGTACAAGAACGCATTGTTAAAGAAGCCGCAAAAATGGATGCAGAATGTAAAGTTGATGCAGAAGCTATTAGTATTTTAAATCAAGCCGCAGGAGGTAAGAAATGAAATATATTATCATTGCACTAGTATTGTGTTTATCAGCTTGTGCTACTAGTGTTCCGGTTACTATGAATTTCCCACAAGTTCCTGAAGAGTTAAAAGCATCTTGCCCAGATTTAAAAACTATTCCCGAAGGTACTACTAAACTAAGCGATGTTGTTGGCAATGTTACTGCAAACTACGGACAGTATCAAGAATGTAAAATTAAGATAGATGCTTGGACACAGTGGTACAACAGCCAGAAGAAAATATTTGAGGGCATCAAATGAAAAAATTATTAGTAATTTTAGCAGTATGGAGCTTATCGGGTTGTGCATTAATCGATGCATATATGATGGCTAGATTTGACAACAATGAATACATGTTGATTAACCGTGTACGTACACAAGCAAACTTAGGAGCTGCCAAATGCGGTAAACCCGAAGTAGTTGAAGAAGTAGATAGTATTTGGCGTACCACTGTAGAGTTAAAAAATTACACTCAAAGTATTCCGCACAACGAAGAAGCTACTAAAATGAGCGCAGAGTTAGCAGAAATTGTTAAAGGGCTAAGTGATCGTTATAAAGGCACTGAACCAGTTAGCATAATGTATTGTACTACAAAATTTAGCAGTATTGAGCGCAATGCTGTTACAATTCAAAACGTTATAGGGAAGAAACCAAGATGAGCGTAGAACAACAATTAGAAGCCTTGTTTAACACAGGCGATCCAAGTTTACAAGACTTAGCTACCCGTGCAAACGATTTAAAAAATGCCCTAGCTAGCGGACAAATTAGCAAAGGCGAATTTATGGAAATGTTGCAGGATTTAGCCCACGAAAAGAATATTAACGAATCGGCACACGATTTACAAGTAAAAATAGCAGTTAACGCGGCTTTAGAAGCATTAGTTAATGTAGCAAGTATGTACTAAATAATAGTAAGACAAAGGAGCGAACTATGTCAGAAGAAAAAGAAAGCGGTGGAGCCGAATGGATGCAAAAATTATGGCGTCCAGCAATGGGTTGGATGTACATGATAATTTGTCTACTGGACATGGCAATATTTCCAGTATGTTGGTCAATATTACAAGCAGTAATGCATGTACCTATTACACAATGGAATCCCCTAACTCTACAAGGAGCGGGTTTATTTCACATTGCCATGGGCGCAGTATTAGGTATTAGCGCATTTGGACGCACACAAGAAAAACTAGCAGGAACTGCGGCTAATCCAACGTCGACACCAACAACCGGAGGTTTTAGCAATGGCAACACAACGGCGCCAACAACAGGATTTTCGAGCGGGGCAACAGCATTTGGCTCGGCGCCAACAGGAGGCTTCGGTGCCACCGGCGGTGGTTTTGGGGCAACAACATCTCCAGCACCAAGTAGCTTTGGCGGAGGCGGGTTTGGAAGCACACCTACAGCGCCAGCAACAAGCACGAGTTTTACACCACCAGCAAGTTGGGGTTCAACACCAATAGCAACAACAGCAAGTGGCAAAAAGATTGTCCCACAAGACGATCAGCCAGCAATTTAAGGAAAATAAAATGAAAAAATTATTAGCACTAATAGCACTATGCGTGGCCAGCACAGCATTTGCCGGTGGGGAAACTAAAGAAGTTTGCACACCAAAAGTAGACAAAGCAGGCAAAGCAGTAACAGATAAGAAAACTGGTAAGCAAGCCGAAGATTGTAAAAAAATCAAAGTACACAAAAAAGTCGAAGGCGATAAGGTACCAGACGGCAAGAAAAAGTAATCAATTTCTTGACAGGCTTCGTTTAATATAGTATAATTAATACTATAAACGGAGCCTTTTTTACGACTATGACTGATTATTACCAAACCCTAGGAGTTAGCGAAACAGCTAGCCCAGACGAAATAAAAAAAGCATATCGAAGCTTGGCTAATAAACATCACCCAGATAAAGGTGGTGATCAAGCCAAATTCAAAGATATTAGCGTTGCCAACGATATACTAGGCGATCCACAAAAACGTGCCGAATACGATCAACAGCGAAGATTTGGCGGTGGCCCACAAGTAAGATTTACCACCGATGGATTCGATCCGTTTGGTGCAATGTTTGGACAACAATTTCCGCAAGGGCATCCTTTTGGAGATATATTTGGACAAGTGCATCGACAACAGCGCAGGAATCGAGATCTTAATATTCAATGTCAAATTACATTGTTAGACAGTTTTCAAGGTAAACAGTTAGAAGCACAATATCAATTGCCTAGTGGAAGACAACAAACTGTAGTCATCAATGTTCCGGCCGGTATAGATCACGGAGCAACTATCCGTTATCAAGGTCTAGGAGATGACAGCATGCCGGGCGCACCTCGTGGTGATTTAAACGTTACTATCTTAATCCAGCCTGATCAAAAGTTTGAACGCAGAGGGGAAGATTTATATACCACTATAGATATAAGCCCAATTGAAGCAATACTAGGTTGTAGAAAATCTGTAAAGACTATTACAGGTTCTACTATAGAATTAGAAATTCGTCCAGGGGTAGAAACTGGGGTTGAATTTGCCAGTGCTGGGCAAGGGTTTCAAAATATAAATCATCACGTTAAAGGTCGATTCGTTACTGTAGTAAAAATAAAAACCCCAGTAGTAAAAGATCCCGAGTTGATTGCTAAACTGAGGGAATTAGATGTTCTCATTAGTCAAAGATCCTGATCCAATACTAAAACAAAAAGCAGAGCATTGGGATTTTACCCAACACGTTAATGCCGCAGTAGTTGAGCGAGAGATGCTTGACACTATGAATTCGTTTAATGGTATTGGGTTAGCCGCTAACCAAGTTGGATTATTGCGCAGAGTGTTTGTTATGAAATTGCAAGACGGCAGAGAACTAGGTTGCTTTAATCCTTGGATCATGTTTGGCGACAACGACAAGATCGACGACGAAGAAGGCTGTTTAAGTTTTCCAAACCTTTGGCTTAAAGTAGCACGTCACAATAAAATTACCGCCAGCTATCTTGACAATACTGGAAAACCATGTATAATAGAACTTGAAGGCCTAGACGCTAGATGCTTTCAACATGAATTGGACCACTTGGATGGAATTACGTTTACAGAATATGTAAGCAATCTTAAATTACAAATGGCACGGAAAAAACAGAGGAAATTAAATGGTTGAACCAAGCGACAATTTGCAACTAGTATTCGAAAAAGCAATCGAAACTGCAAAACAAAATAATCACGAATACTTAACAATTGAACATTTATTGTTTGCTATGCTATGTGAGGAAGCATTTTCAAATACTATCCAAGGTTATGGAAGCGACCCAGATTTCATTAAAAAGAATCTCGAGCATTATTTAAAAAATAAATGCGATGAAATTACTGCGGCAGGCCCTGTAGCTAAACCTAAAAAGACCCAAGCAGTTGAACGTGTGCTTAACAAAGCATTTACACAAGTATTGTTTAATGGGCGTCAAAAGATTGAACCTGCTGATGTATTCCTTGCTATGATGGGCGAGAAACGCAGTTGGGCACATTTTTATATTGCACAAGCAGAGATTGACAAAGATAAGTTTGCTGATTATTTGAATAACAGCATTGAAACTCAAGATGAAGAAGAACCTGACATGGGTTCTGCACAAGGAAACAAAGCTCTGAAAGCATTTACTACTAACCTTAACGAGCAAGTTAAGAAGAACAAAATCGATCCTGTAATTGGACGAATTGATGAATTAGAAAATGTTGCACTGGCCATGGGACGTCGAAGTAAAAACAACGTAATCCTTGTTGGAGACCCTGGAGTAGGTAAGACTGCTATTGCAGAAGGACTTGCATACAACATTGTTAACGGTGCAGTTCCTGATTTCCTTAAAGAATACAGTGTTTACAATCTAGATATTAGTGCTATGCTTGCAGGTAGTAAATATCGTGGAGATTTTGAAGAACGATTTAAGATGGTTCTTAAAGGACTTGCTACAAAAGGCAAAACTATTTTGTTTATTGACGAAGCACATATGATTAGTGGTGCAGGTTCAGCAAGCAATAGTGCTAACGATTTGTCTAACATGATGAAACCAGCACTAAGCAAAGGCACTATTAAAGTTATTGCTAGTACTACATGGGAAGAGTACCGTAAGCATTTTGAAAAGGACCGTGCATTAATGCGCCGTTTCCAACGCATTACTGTTGACGAGCCTACCCAAGAAGTAACATTACAAATCCTTAAAGGAATTAAAAAGTATTACGAGCAATTCCATAATACAAAGATCAAGGATGATGCACTACTAACTGCAATTAAGCTAAGTGTAAAATATCAATCAGATAAAAAGTTGCCGGATAAAGCAATTGACTTGATTGATGTAGCATGTTCACGCTTTAATTTAAAACTAGCAGAAGATCGTGTTGTTTCTTCCGAAAGTATCCAATACGAACTTTCTAAAATGATTAACATGCCAGAAGAGCAGGTCGCAGAACAAGAAAGTGAAAATCTTGTTAATTTAGAGTCCAAGTTGTCTACAGAAATATACGGTCAGGATCTTGCTATTACAGAAATCGTCGATAAGATTATGGTTGCACAAGCTGGCCTTAAATCAGAAAACAAACCTGTCGGTAGTTTTGTGTTCATGGGACCGACTGGAACTGGTAAGACTGAAACTGCTAAATCTCTAGCTAAAAACTTAGGCGTTAAGTTACTACGTTTTGATATGAGTGAATATCAAGAGAAGCACAGTATCAGTAAGTTGATCGGTAGCCCTCCAGGTTATGTTGGCTTTGAAGAAGATGCCGGCCAATTAATTACACAGATTCAAGAAGCTCCTAATGCTGTATTATTGTTGGATGAAATTGAAAAAGCCCATCCGGATGTGATGACAGTATTGCTACAGTTAATGGATAACGGTTCTATTACAGGATCTAATGGTAAGAAAGCAGACTGCCGTAACATTATCCTTATCCTTACTACTAATGCCGGTGCAAGCGATGCTGAAAAGAACGCAATTGGTTTCGGCGGGCAGGAAAAAGAGTACAGCGACAAAGATTTGAAGAAGTTTTTAACTCCTGAATTCCGTAATCGTTTAGATGGCATTGTTACATTCAATAAACTTGGTAGAGATACTATGGTTAAGATTGTTAACAAGTTTATTGACCAAGTTAAAGAGCAAGTTAAGGACAAAGCAGTACGTATCAAAATCGATAAAGAAGCTGTTAATTGGCTTATCGATAAAGGATTTGATGCTAAAATGGGGGCTCGTCCATTACAACGTGTTATTGACAAGGAAATTAAACGTGACCTTGCTAAACTTATGTTGTTTGGAGAATTAAAGAAAGGCGGCTGGGTAACTATTACCATCGACGATGATAAAATTGCTCTTGCTGTAAAACCTAAAACTCCTAAATTACCGTTTGCGGCTTCCGAGTCAGCGAACATAAGTATTGTAGATGATATACAAGGAAACTAAAAGTCTTTTTTTAAAAAAATACCAGTATAAAGCTGTATTGGTATGCCCTGCCGCTGCCGGTTTCCGCGGCGGGGATTTTGAAACAGCACTTGCTGATTTAAAAAAATACGACTTGAACACTAGTTCAATATTTGGTTGGAAGAATAAAATCAAAACACCTGACGATTTACAATATAGTATATCGTTATGCGGAGATCTTAAAAATCTAAACAGTATTGAAACTAGAGTAGAAAGCCCATTTATCAGCGTATACACAAACAGTATAAAAGATATTAATTTACTAGAAAAGCGATATGCGGATCATGTAAAATATATCAGCAAACCTGCAAAACCAGGGCAGTTAGAAGAGGGTGTAATAATGATGCCCAAGATGGACTTTGAATTTAAAGTAACTCTTGCGGCAACTAAAACAGAGTATAGCGCATTTGTACAATGGGCCGAAACCAACAGCAAAGTTAAGATTACAAAAAGCTGTAAACGTGATTTAAGTAAGAGCCGAAGTTGGGGCGGTACACATTTTTATGTTACTGGTGCCAATAATCTGCTCATGGTAAAGATGCATTTAGGCGGGTGTATTGCTAAAATACAGCGCATAATCAAAGAATAATTTGCTAACCATATTACGATAAATACTCTAACACCCTTGTGTTAGGGTATTTTATTGATTAACGGGCTATTAATATGCGAATTAAAGATCTTTGTGAAAGTGCAGGCCAAGAGCTAGATAAGGATGTAAAACATCAGGATAAACACGGGCTAGGTTACGATTTAGCAGACGATTTGTTATTCTTCATGCATCACGATGATGATGCATATCGACGCCATACATATCCAAGCATTATGAAAGCCCGTGATCGCATGGCTGGAGACAAGCCTACAGATATGGCGTTATTCAGCGATGCTGTTAACGAAGTATATGAAAAGTATCGTAATAAATTCCACGATGTCAGAGCACTTCCAGAAAAACTAGACGAAGAAACCCTAGGTGAAATTTGTGCTCACATGCATGAACACGAAACTAAAAAGATCCAAGACGGTCATTACGAGGATTAATAGTGTTACTCCGTGAATTATTCCTTAAGGAAAATCAAGCAGGGCCGCATCCTACAACAGGTATAGCACTAGGCCGTGCTTTCAACCACCCGGAGCATTTTATTATATTCTACGGATTGTCTGGTATTAAGGAAGGCATACAGCATTTAGAAGATGCTGTTGGAGAAGACAAACAATTAAGGTTTAAATGGGACGGCAATCCTCAAATTTATTGGGGACGTGAAAAGAAGAACGGCCCATTAATTCTAGCAGGACATAACGGTTGGGCAAAAGGTGGTCGCGGTAATGGTACTACAATGGATGATTTTACTAGTCCTGCGGCTGTAGAGAATTTTATTCTTCATAAGAGTGGTGAAGGCGCCAAAGGAGAAGAAATAACTTCAGAGCGTCAACGATTTGCCAGCGAGTTTAGTAACCTATATCCTATTTTTGATGCGGCAACTCCTAAAGATTTTGTAGGATTTGTTTATGCCGATGCATTGTTCTTGCCTAGTACAAAACCAACAGCGCAGAATGGAATTTATACTATGCATCCTAACCCGCATAGTAAATCAGAATACCATGTAGATGCAAACGGTACAGGGCCGTTGAATTTAGGCAAACGTATTCCTCGAGCACAAGCAATGGTTGTAGCACATGGAACATTTAAAACATTTGGTGCGCCAGATAACGAGCAACTACCAGTAGACGATTTTAGCAAATTTGATAAAAGTCCCGGTTTAATTGTAGTAAGTCCAATATACAATAATGAAAAACCTGATGTGGACATGACTAGCATTAACCAAGTTAAAGAAGTAGGTGGTTATATTGACCAGCACGGAGATAACATTCAAAACTTTGTAACACATATTCCTACCGGCGATAGACAAGGATTCTTTTATAAATTTTTGAACCAACGTAATTCAGCAAACGACTTTGATACAATTACGCCACAAATGTTTTATAACTGGATGGCACAACCTAACAAAGATGGTAAACCGCAAGTTAGCCTTAATAAACAACAAGATATTAAAAATACAGATTTAAAATTCAATGCGTTAGCGCCTATGTTTCACTTGATGAAAATCATGCGTCATGCGCGACATGCTATCAATGATAGTGTAAATAGTAAACACAAGCCAGAATGTTGGGCAACTAATCCCGAAGGATTTGTACGGTATGCAGATCCAAAGAAATTCCAACACGGCCATGTTAAATTTCAAAATGCGGGGTGGAAAGATTGAGTCAAGTAGCAATTATATTCGGGCGTTTTAATCCGCCACATAAAGGACATAAAGTTGCATGGAAACGTGCGGCTACTATTCCACATTGGTTTGTAGGCACTAACGAGTCAACAGTTGGTCCTACTGATCCATTGCCGTTTAATATTAAAGAAAAAGCAATGTTGGCAATATATCCCGAACTCAAAGGACATTTGATCACACAGCAAAGTTGGTTTACCATGGCATCCGCTATATTTGAACGTTACGGCGATGTTGAATTAATTTGTGTAACAGATGAGGCATGGGTAGTTCCAGGTTTGCAAAAAGCCAACGGTAGAGAAGATCGTCACGGATACTATAAATTTTCTAACATTAGATTATTTCACAAGGATGTTGGAGCCGCAAAAGCAGACATGCGTAAAGGCAAAGCAAGCGATTTACGTGCTGCCGCATTAGCCGGCGATAGAGAAGCATTTACAAATGCCGCTGGCATATCGTCAGAAACTATGGTTGCCGGGCATCCATATTTTGATTTAGTAGTACATTATTTAAAACCATACGGTGCAAAAGCTGAAAAAGCAAATGCAAAGAAACTTGCGACCGCAGAACCAGTAAATACAGTAGAACCACAGGAACCAGTTATGAAACAAGGACCAGCAAAAACAGAAGTAGCAGAATCAATGCACCGACGTGATGCGTATCAACGCGATGAATATAGTGCTCACCAAGGCTTTGGCCGAGCGCACAAAGAGTGGGACGAAGGTAACACTGAGCCGCCAAATAATTTTGCTATTCATATTAACGGCAAGAAGTGGAAAGTATTACCAGGCCATGGAACTTACGCAGATGATCACCGTGAACAAAAACAACATCGTCAATTACAAGATATGTGTGCTAAGAAGACAGCTTCTACAGGTAAAAAATGGACTGTTCATCCCACTGGTGAACAAGCAACTGTTGAAAGTGTAGCAGAAAGTAAAACTGTAAAAGCAGAAGCTCCTAAACCTCGTAACTTTGTTGCCAAGAATGCCATTAATACAGGTGCAGGCGCACATAAAGACAAAAAGAAAGCTGCCAAACAAGGCGATGTTAAACACAAAAAACAATTGGAATTTGCAGAAGGACGATTAGGGTCTAGTTTAAATTCAATGTTTGAAGAAAAGTTTCGTGCTAAATTAAAAGAAGCTGTGCTACGTGCTGATACGGCAAGTTCAATGCCTAACTTACGTATCCATCCAGATTTAGATAACTCTAGTCCATATAAAGCATACCGATACGGTGTTGCTATGGCAAGCCAACCCCGTGGTCCTGCTGACGAAAAAGGCCCGTTTGGTCAAAAGATGATTACTATAGGTTACACAGAAGCAGATAATGAAATTATACGTGCAACTGATAAAAAAATGCATTCTAAAAGTCAAGCTATGTCAGATGGTAAAAGTAAAGAATTAGATGATACCCATACAATTAGCCCAATTGCAAAACCTAAACGTAACCAATACGGTGTATAATGAGACAATATAGAATTACCAGTGCAGATTTAAATCAAGACAGTCCCGACGACTGTTATATTGCGCCGAATGATCCTATACACGAAATGAAAGCAATAGCACACTTAGGTGGGCTAGGCGGTGATGCAAGATTACATAAATTACGTGCCGAACAAGGTAGTAACATAAGTGTTACTGGTAATGAAAAGGGCCGTATACAACGTGAAATGAACATACAACCAGGCACAGATGAATGGTTTAAACTATGGTTCAGTCTTCCTAAATTTATGGAAGGCGAAAAAGCCGTAGGAACAGGATTTAGAGGTGTAAGAAAATGAGAGCAAAAGAGTTTGTTAACGAAGCTAAAAATCAGGAAATACGCCGGGCTGTGAAATTAGCCGGACCTTACGCCAAGAGATACGATCAAATTGGAACTTATTATGATATGTATCGGTTAGGTGTTGCTATCGCCGGTGGCAAAGATACTCCTGCCGAAGGCCCTGCTAGAGATAATCCAACTGTTTGGATTATGAGCGCAGAAGAAGACGAAAAGATTAAGGTAGCAGAAAAGGTTATGGGAATTAAAGGAACTATTGTTTCTCCTAAAGGTCAAAGTCAAGAAATGACTGACTTAATTAATTCTACTAGCCCAATTGCAAAGCCTAAACGTAACAGGTACGGTGTATGAGATTGCGAGAATTATTAGCAGAAGCGGGCGAAACAAACGCAGGATCTATAGCGTCTGTTCCATCTGCTATAGGAAATAAGCCCGGAAAAGGCGGTAAAGCACCTAAACAATTTAAAGTTAAGAGTGTAAGTGCTACTAATTCTAACGTAAACATATTCGGAGCAGTGGGTGAAAACCAGGCTGTCGCCGTAATCAAAAGATAAATATTAGACAACGGAGTCCACCCATGGCAAGAGAAGATCTATACAAAACAGCACGTCAAAGTGCAAAACTATTCAAACTAGTTCAAGAAAATCAAGAACTAGAAAGCTGGGTATCTAAAAAGATTACCAAAGCGGCCGCTGATATTGAAAGCGTTTATCAGTACTTGAATTTTGAAAAACATTTCAACGAACAGGAAAAAGCAATTATGTCCAATACAAGTATCAGCGAAGCAACTCGCGAAGAATTGCGCGGTAAACTACTAGAAGCAAAAGCTAAAGTAGCCGCAATGAAAAAGAAAGCTGCCAAAGACAAATCTGAAAAGATGGACGAAGATAAAGAAATGAAAGTTGGCGATACAAAGAAAACACGTACCGGCGAACTAACAAAGACTAGTACTGGTGTAATACATAAGAACACCAGCTATCATGATGATGGTGATGAGATTGCTTCTAATGCTAAATCAGGTAAAGGCATCAAGAGCCATGCTAAAGCACAGTCAGCCGCTGAGAAGAAAGAAAAAGCTCCAGCGCAAAAGATGTCTCCAAAGAGTGCTAAAACATGGGGTATGTCAAACAGCGAAAAGTTTGACAACCGTGACAAAGTAGACGAAGCTAAAGCCAAATGTTCATGTGAGAAATCAGGTAAAGCAAAATGCGCAGTACACGGTACTGTGGCAGAAGGCTTAAAAGGCGGTCAAAAGAAATTAGATAAAAACCACAACGGTAAACTAGACGGCCAAGATTTTAAAAAATTACGTGCTGAAAGAAAAGTTGACGAAACTGTAAGCCCAGAAAAAACTAAAGTTCGTGAAAGCATTGCTCGTGCTCGTGCATTGTTAGAAGCTGGCAAGAAGAAACCAAAGTGGTTAGAAAAAGCTGAAGTAGAAGCTGAAGAAAAATCAGGTCAAAAAGTTTCTAAGAAAGAAGAAAAGAAAGTTGGTATCGTCAAAGAGTCTACAGAGTTTGAACGTATGAAAACTTTGATGACACGTTTAAACGGATAATCCAATGGATATGAAACGCATTTTACAGGCAATGGACGGCGTTGCCACCAAACCTGTAGAAGGCGGTAATAACATGAAGAAATTTCTTCAAGTTGTTACAGAAGGTGCTAATCCACATAAGGTTACATTGCCGGTACAAATGGCCATGCAACATTATTCCGAAGTTAAGACTGCGGCTCCAAAGCCAATTAAAGAAGTTAAAAAAACAGCAATGTCTGGTTTGTTACAGCAGTATGTTGTAGAAGCTGAAGAAGATTTGTTAGAAGAAAAAGCCGCACGTAAAGAAATTATCAGCGAACAAGCCCGTCGCATTGCAGATCGAGTTCTTGCAAAAGAATCACGTGTTGATGAACTTAGTAATCGTGCGTTAGGCGACTATAAAAAGGCCGCAGGTGCTGATGCTAGGGCCGCTGACAAAGCAGGAGATTTTAAACGTGCTGACAAACGCTTTAAAGGCATTGTTAGTGCTACTAAAAAAGAATTTGCTAATGATCTTAAAGGTCATAAAAAACAAGATGTAAAAGAAGGTATTGATGCAGAAGGTGGCATGGCTCGTGAGCAATTAATTAGCATGGCACATCACGCTTTAGAACTGGCAAAACATTTAGAACCTGATACACAATTAGATGCTTGGGTCCAAACAAAAATTGGTCTAGCTAGTGATTATATTCAAACAGTCAGTGACTTTGTTAAATATGGTCATCAGGATGTAAACGATTAAGAGAACACTATGGACTTTAAAAAATTATTAGAAAATTTGGAAAGAATAGAGAACGAAGCTCTATTAGAACGTTATCATTTAAAAGATGTGGAAGCAACTGCTGACATCGATGATAAAGCAGAACGTTATGCCGCGTTAGCTAAATTGGCTAAGTCAGGTGGCTATGCTGGTATGTTTGATCCAGTATCTGGTAATTTTATCGATACGAATGGCAATGCCGCTTGGATCGGTGCTTACAAAGCAGAAGTTCAACAACTAGCACAGCACAGATTAATTCCGCCAGCCGCAAGAGAAAAAACTAGTCACTTGCTAGGCCGTATGGGCATGGATGAAAAAGAAGCAGGATCTATCCAGAAAGATGTTCAGGCTAGAGAGCAAGCTATTGAAAAAGCAACGGGCTTTATCAATAAAGCGTTAGAAACATTTAAGTCGGCAACTCCTACTAAAACTAGTGAATCAAAAAATCTATCAGGTCTTGCACAAGCACTAACAGAATCGTTTGGTTATAACTTTGAAAATTTAATCGAAAGCATTAGCCAAGCAGATCACAAATATATTAAACAAGTTGTAGCATTAGTTAAAGATATAAAAAACGATGACGATGTTCCAGAATTCATGGGCAAGTACAACATGTATATGCAACGCAGAGATATCCTAGTTGAACAAATTACTAAACTTGTTGCTAGAATTAAAGCAAAGCAAATAAAGAAAGAATACAGAGAAAGCCAAGGCAATACGTTAGGTTTAACAGAACGTACATATTTGTATTGGGAAGGCGGAAATCAATTACTAGAATTCCATCTTTATTATACACCTGCTGGCGAATTGATTGAATACAAATGGACTGATCGTGAAGATAAACCATTCGATACTGGCATCCTTCTTGAACAGAAAAAAGGTGAACCATTAGGATTCTGGGGGAAGATTGGCCAAGGTATAACTGATACTGGTCGCGGAGTTGCTAACGGTGCTACATTTGGTTACAACGATAATATTGTTGCCGGATTAAAATCACTATTCAAAGGTACTAAGTATGCTGATGAATTACATCGCGAATTTCAAATTACCCAAGAAATTAAAAAACGTAGTCCTGTTTTATTCACTACTGGTAAACTTATAGGACAAGTTGCTAGTACTATGGCTGCTACAGCCGCAGGGGGTCCTATGGCAGGACTTGCATTAACAGCGGCGCAGGTTGGAGATTCGTTTACCGACACCACTGACAAGTGGCATGCACAGACTGATTATGAAAATCAACAAAAGAAGAAAAATGAACCTGTAGATCCAACTAAAAAGAAAAAATCAAAGCCTTTGGATTCGCAGGGACATCCGCAGGGTGGAACACCAGATATGCCGCAGGGTGGAAATCCTAATGTAAAAACTAATACAGGCACAGGTGATCAGATTCAACAAGGAAGACCAGGTGGCGCTCCAGATCCAGAAGTTACAAAAATGCAACAGGCATTAATTGCCGCTGGTTTTTTGCCAAAAGGCGGCGCTACTGGTGTAATGGACGGTACTAATAACGACCCAACTATTAAAGCCATTAAAGCATATAAAAAAGCAAAAGGACTTCCAAGTGATGCTGATGCGATTGCCGCGTTAGTAGGTGTTGCGGCTCGAGAAGTAGATACAGGTAAAGAACAAGCAAAAGAAAGTATTGTATATTCTAGCATGTCCGACGCCGAACGTATGGCTTACATGCGTGACAAATTAGCATTGTTAGAAGCAGGCGAAATAATAGCGGCTGAAGCATTACCATTTCTTGCTAGATTTGCTGTTGGTGAAGCTGGTTATGCAAGTATTTTAGCAAGACTTGGAATTACTACCGCGGTCGATGCTGAAAGAATTTTAGCACCGTTAGCTAGAGTAAGTTCTATCGTAGGCAGAGGTGGCAGTGGCATACGAACAGTTAAAGTAGCAGGACAAGAATGGACAGAAGTTGGCGGCTTCTGGCATACCACAAAAGCTGGTAAAACATATACACAAAGTGCCCAACAACTTGCATCTGAAGTTAAATTAGAAGCTGAAGTGGCTGCTGGAAGATTGCATCCACCAGGACCACACACTCCAGGTGCTAATGCGCCACACACTCCAGGTGCTAATGCTCCAGGTGCTAATGCTCCAGGTGCTAATGCTCCAGGTGCTAACGGTTCAAATATTAATACTAATAATATTAACATAAACATCGGTGGACAGCCAGCTACAGCCGCACAAGCCGCAACTGCGCTAGGTGTTCCGGCGGCTGAAGCGGCAAGTACTGTAGCGGCCATAACAAGAACTGCTCGTGGTACACAATTCTTGAGAAGAATCATGCTTATGGCTCGTAGGGGTGTACGAGGAATAAGAAGATTTACATGGAGTAGAATTTTTATTACAACGGCTCTAGCGTTGACTGCGTTCCATTACATGTTTAATGACAATGGAGATCTTGTTCCAGAAGTTGGCACCGATGATCAGGACGATCCAACAGTAGTAGTTACTCCGCCAGTTACTCCGCCAGTTACTCCGCCAGTTACTCCGCCAGTTACTCCGCCAGTTACTCCGCCAGTTACTCCGCCAGTTACTCCGCCAGTTACTCCGCCAGCAGTTCAAGAAGTAGATGCAGATCTCGAAGAACTCAAACAATTGATTAAACAATATTTTGATGCGTTCCCAGCTGATCCTTTAGATCCAGCATTAAAAGCCGATATTGAAAAATTAGGTATTAAATTACCAGCGGTGGAAGCAGGCACAGGTGACCAATCAGTAGGGAATGGTACTGGAACTAGGCCATCGTGGGCGCAAGGTCCATATGTTGATCCTTCTATAGTTGCTGCCGGGGAAAAGAATGGTAGTATCGATCCTTACAACGGTGGAGATGTAAATAGAACATCAGTAAGACAAGTTAGGTAATAATAAATGGCAAACTAAGGTTTGCCATTTTCACCTCAAAAATTTGACACAGAAAGATAATTAGTTTATAATAGGCAATATAGGAGATATTTCATGTCAGGACGTTCATACGGTGCAGAAGAAAAGGCAAAACTAGAAAGATTAATCAGCGAAGGTTCTACAGTACTTCGTGAAATTGAAGATTTATCGGTAGGCTTAAAAGAAACAATCAAAGCAGTAGCAGAAGAACTTAATGTTAAACCCAGCGTTATCAGTCGTGCAGTTAAGATTGCACACAAAGGCAATTGGAGTGAACATAACGAAGATTTTGCAGAAATTGAAGCAATTTTAGATATCACTAAACGTATCTAAATAAGTATATAAAGAAAGGTCGGCGGGCCATAAACCGCACATTAGGTGTTTGTCAGCCCGAAATGACATATAGGAGAAACAATGAGCTATGTAGACGCATGGTTTGACCGCGATAATGACGTTATCAAAGTGGTCGAACGCAACAAGAAAGGTGAAAGGGAATTTAGAGATATTCCTGTACGCCACACATTTTACTATTCAGATCCCCGCGGTAAGTATCAAAGCATTTACGGCGATCCTCTTGGCAAGATTGTAGTTAAAAGTACCAAAGAACTACGCAAAGAACAAGCCATACACAGCAATCAAAAGTTATTTGAAAGCGACATTAATCCAATCTTTTCGTGCCTAAGCGAAAACTATCTTAACGCAGATGCTCCAAAACTACATGCGGCATTTTTCGATATTGAGGTAGACTTCGATCCAGAGCGTGGCTATGCTAGCCCAGACGATGCATTTATGCCCATCACTGCGATTGCAGTTTACCTACAGTGGATGGAAACTATGATATGCTTGGCCATTCCTCCAAAGGGTGTTAAGATGGAGGATGCCAAGGAAATGGTTAAAGACTTTCCTAATACATACTTGTTTGAAAAAGAAGGAGAACTGTTAGACATGTTCTTAGACTTGATCAAAGATGCAGATGTATTAAGTGGTTGGAACAGCGAAGGTTTCGACGTACCGTACACAACTAACCGTATTACTAAAGTATTAAGCAAAGAAGATACCCGTCGGTTCTGTTTGTTTGATCAATTGCCAAAGAAACGTGAATATGAAAAGTTTGGTCGGCTTGCCACAACATATGACTTTATAGGCCGTGTACATTTGGATTATCTTGAACTGTATCGTAAGTACACATATGAAGAACGACATTCATATAGGCTGGATGCTATTGCTGAATATGAATTAGGTGAGCGCAAGACACAGTATGAAGGCACATTGGATCAGTTATACAACAATGATTTCAGAACATTTGTTGAATATAACATTAACGACTGTATGCTATTGGAAAAACTAGACAAGAAACTTAAATTCTTAGATCTCGCCAATACACTGGCACATGAAAACACAGTATTGCTACAAACTACGATGGGTGCTGTAGCTGTAACTGAACAGGCTATTATCAACGAAGCACATCGTAGAGGTTTCCAAGTTCCTAATCGTACTAAGATGGACGATAGAGAAAGCAGTGCGGCCGCTGGTGCGTATGTTGCTTATCCCAAAGAAGGCATTCATGACTGGATCGGTTCATTAGACATTAACAGTCTATATCCAAGTGCCATTAGAGCACTTAACATGGGCCCCGAGACTATCATTGGACAGTTACGACAAACAATGACTGATGAATATATCGAAAATAAGATGGCCAAGGGTTCTAGTTTTGCAGCCGCTTGGAAAGGTATGTTTGGCAGTATAGAGTACACAACCGTGATGAATCAAGAGATTGGAACTGAAATTACTATCGACTGGGAAAATGGTGATAGCGATGTGCTAAGTGCGGCTGAAGTGTATAAGCTGATATTTGACAGTCATCAGCCGTGGATGTTAAGTGCTAACGGCACAATTTTCACTTATGAAAAAGAAGGTATTATTCCTGGACTGTTAAAGCGTTGGTATGCTGAACGTAAAGAGATGCAGGCCAAACTCAAAGAGTGTATTAAAACAGGTAATAAAATTGAAGAAGAATACTGGGACAAGCGACAGCTCGTCAAAAAGATTAACCTTAATAGTTTGTATGGTGCCATTCTTAACAGCGGTTGTAGGTTTTTTGATAAGCGTATTGGGCAGTCGACTACACTAACAGGTCGACAAATTGTTAAACATATGGCAGGTAAGGTCAATGAGATTGTAACCGGAGAGTATGATTATCGTGGTAAGGCAATTATCTATGGTGATACAGACTCCTGTTATTTTTCAGCATTTAAGACACTACAAAAAGATATTGACAATGGCAATATCGAATGGTCTAAAGAAAATGTAATTGCACTGTATGATAACATCGGCGAAGAAGTTAATACTACCTTCCCGCAGTTCATGTTGGATACATTCCATTGTCCAAAGACACGTGGGGAAGTTATCAAAGCAGGTCGAGAAATTGTTGGAAGTAAAAGTTTGTTTATTACTAAGAAGCGTTACGCCGTGTTGTACTACGACAAAGAAGGCAAACGTGCAGACGTAGATGGTAAGCCAGGTAAGATCAAGGCCATGGGCTTGGATCTAAAGCGTAGTGATACTCCAGAATTTATTCAAAACTTTTTAAGTGATGTACTTGAAATGGTACTGATGGGTAAGCCTGAACAAGAAGTTTTAGATGCAATCAGTGAATTCCGTCTAAGATTTAAAACTAGACCTGGATGGGAGAAAGGTTCTCCTAAACGTGCAAACAAGGTTACAGAATATCAAGCCAAAGAGGCCAAAGCTGGTAAGGCCAATATGCCGGGACATGTCCGTGCAAGTATTAATTGGAATACCTTAAAACGTATGTTCGATGACAAGTATAGCATGAACATTACAGACGGTGCTAAAGTTATTGTTTGCAAATTGAAAACTAATCCGCTTGGATTTACTAGCGTTGCATATCCAGTAGACGAATTGCGTTTGCCACAATGGTTTAAAGACTTGCCATTTGATCACGCAGAAATGGAACAGACTATTATCGATAACAAGTTGGATAACTTGATTGGCGTACTAAACTGGGACGTTCGTAGTACAGAAGAAAAGAATACTTTTAATAATTTATTTGAGTTCTAATATGAAAATAATAATTGCAGGTTACGGATTTGTTGGCAAGGCAGTTGCTAATGTTCTTAAAGAGCATCATCATGCTGTCATTGTCGATCCACAGTATACTACAAATGAAATAAAATATCATTTAGATGCTGATGCTATTGTCATTTGTGTCAACACTCCTACTGGGGAGAACGGTATTATCGCCGAGAATTTAGCAAACGTAATGGATCAAGTTCCAATATACATGCCTGTACTTGTTAAAAGTACTGTTACTCCATCAGTAGTCGATACATTTAAACAGCTATATCCAGATCATAGTATATGTTATAGTCCAGAATTTTTAAGAGCTAAAACAGCAGATCAAGATTTTTTAAATCAAAAATATGTTGTAATCGGCGGGGAAGATCCGGAAAGTTTTTGGCATGAATTATTTTTGCAAGTATTACCTAATTGTAAAATAGTGTTTAACTGTAC